GTTCGTTCGATGAGTGCATGTACATTTTGATGTGTGGCACAGGTGTGGGTTTCTCTGTCGAGCGTGAGAACGTGGACAGGTTGCCGGTTGTCAGTGACGCGATGCACGATACGGATACCGTGATCAAAGTCGGTGACTCCAAGCCCGGATGGGCCAAATCGTTACGTGAGTTGATTGCGCTGTTGTACGCAGGGCAGGTTCCGACGTGGGACTTGTCAGAGGTGCGTGCGTCCGGTGAACGCTTGAAGACTATGGGTGGCCGTGCGTCTGGTCCGGGTCCGCTCGACGATCTGTTCAAGTTTACTGTTGAACTGTTTCGCAAGGCACAAGGCCGTCGCCTCTTTCCGATTGAGTGCCACGACTTGATGTGCAAGATCGGTGAGATCGTTGTCGTCGGGGGTGTCCGTCGCTCTGCCCTGATCTCCCTGTCGAACCTCAATGATGATCAGATGGCACACGCTAAGTCTGGTGCGTGGTGGGAGAACGAGGGTCAACGTGCGTTGGCTAACAATTCCGTTGCGTACAAGGGCAAGCCGGAGATGGGTACATTTATGCGTGAGTGGCTAGCTCTATACGATTCCAAGTCAGGGGAGCGTGGTATCTTCAACCGTGAGGCTGCTAACGTACAGGTTGCCCGGAACGGACGGCGAGAGACAGGTCACATGTGGGGTACAAACCCATGCTCCGAGATCATTCTCCGTCCGTATCAGTTTTGCAACTTGTCGGAGGTTGTAGTACGTGAACACGATACGCTCGACTCATTGAAGCGGAAGGTACGCCTCGCTACGATCTTGGGTACGCTACAGTCCACACTCACAGACTTCAAGTACTTGAGGAAAGTATGGAAGATAAACACAGAAGAAGAACGCTTGTTGGGCGTATCCTTGACTGGTATCATGGATCATCCGATTTTATCAAAGACCGTCGATTCCCCTCGCTGGCTCGAAGAGATGAAGCAAGTCGCCGTCGATACGAACTTAAAGTACGCGAACGCGATTGGAATCCCTCAGTCCACTGCTATCACCTGTGTAAAACCCTCCGGTACTGTGTCGCAACTGGTGGACGCTGCAAGCGGTATTCACGCTAGACACAACGACTATTACATTCGTACCGTCCGGGGCGACAACAAAGACCCCTTGACACAGTTTCTCAAGGAGCAAGGGGTGTACAGTGAGGCTGACGTGATGAAGCCGGACTCGACTACCGTCTTCTCGTTTGCGATGAGGGCACCCGACGGTGCCGTCACACGTGATGCGATGACGGCTATCGAACAGCTAGAGTTGTGGAAAACGTACGCCCTACACTGGTGCGAACACAAGCCGTCCGTCACCATCACAGTGAAGGAACACGAGTGGATGGACGTGGGTGCGTGGGTGTACGAGAACTTCGATGTGGCATCGGGCGTATCGTTCTTACCGCATTCGGATCACACGTACCAGCAAGCTCCGTATCAAGACATCGAGGCTGATGACTACGCGGAGTGGCAGTTAGCGCGTGGTAGCTTAGAGATCGACTGGGCTGCTCTGTCGGCGTACGAGAAGGAAGATAACACGTCCGGCTCACGTGAGCTAGCGTGTACGGCTGGCGTGTGTGAAGTGGTAGACTTGAATGCCGCCTAAGAAGGAAACACGTCCGGTGTGGAAGCAGGGGAAGGGGTGGATTCAGTACGATCCGCCCCGGAACCACCCGTGCTATGAAGAGTGGAGAAAGATTGTTGATCGAAGTAAAGATAACGCCTGAGTTAATCGAACGCGCAAAAAAGAAAACTGCCACTGTAGGCGTCCTACAGGGCAGCATCACGGGCAGTGCTAGTCATGTGGTGGGTGCTATAGGCGAACTCATTGTAGCCGACCTCACGGGGGCTACAGAGGCGAATACGCACGACTACGATCTTGTTTTAGATGGTAAGCGTATCGACGTGAAGACCAAGCGGTGTAACACACCGCCTAAAACGTACTATGATTGTTCCGTCGCAGCGCACGGATCGAAGCAAGACTGCGACTCGTATGTTTTCGTACGCATCAAGATCGACGGCACACGTGCGTGGGTCTTAGGTGAAATAGATAAGCGTGACTTCTATAAAAATGCCACGCACCACCGCCGGGGGGATGTTGATCCGGACAACGGATTTGTGTTCAAGGCGGATTGCTACAACCTTGCAATCAGCGAGTTACAAGACATTGAAACCCAAAGCACAACTGTTCAAGCTCGAAGCTAACCTACTCACTGATGGTAACGTCGAGCTACTCTATGACTCCGTACGTCCGGAAGATTTCGAGCGTACAATGAATGAAGGGATGCCGGAGTACGAGGGTTCGCACTCGGTAGCATCCCTTCTTCGTTACCTTCGTACCGTAGCCGACGAGGCTATGCAGAAGTCTTCTTCTTACCTTTAGCCATACCGCCGTACATCATTTTACCTTTGCCGTCTGCAGCAAAGTCGGGCACCATCTTACCGGCCTTGTTCTTGACCATTTTAAGAGTGTCGCCGCCGCCTGCCATCATCATGCGAGGCTTCTCTTGCTTCATAGACATGTTCTGTTGCATAGGTGTCGTTGACATCATGCCCCCCGCTTGAGCCTTCTTGCGGGGCTTTTTCTTTTGTGCCATACCGCCGTACATCATCGGCTTGCGCTTCGACATACCGCCGTACATCATGGCCTTACGCTGGCCGTTGTTGTACATTTTCATTCTAATCTCCTATGATCTAGATTTTACAAATTCAGGGAAAAGGTCTTCAGGCATTTCTTCATTTTTTGCAGCCTCGACAGACTCTGAAATCGGCTCACTCAAGAGAGACATAACTTCACTTGTAACCTCAGATTCGCCTATCTGTTCTATAGCAAACGGTATGTAATCCGCTACATCGAGACCCATCGATCCGAATTCGGTTACGATAAATGTAGTGAGCTTTGCAGAGAATACATCGAGGTCTGCCTTCGTCATATCTTGCGGAAACTCCATAAATCGGTGCATAAATTGTGCGCCGTCCTTGTCCGTTGCTGCCAGCTTGAGCAAGTCGATGCCCGCCTGACTCGCCATAGATACTGCGAGTTCCGCAGCGACGTACTGCGGGGATACCATGCCTCGCCTGATATTGAAGGCACGGGAGATGAGTTGATTTGTACCGAAGCCGTTGACGATGTTACTGATTGTAGGATCGTACTTTGCCAAGACAGAGTCTGACTTCATGTTCATGTACGTTGCCAAATCTTTTAAGTGTTGAACGTGATCATCACCGAGATATTCAGCGAGGTTGTTAAACACAACATCGTTATCTAGGAACTTGGCAAGTTCGCCCGGTGCGCGGAAAGCCTGTACGACTTTTTCACCATCTGTGGGATCGATTTCACCTGCCATAACTCGCAAGTCACCCTTGTCGAGTAGACCATTGATTAGCAGTTGTGAGATGCCCTGATCGATAACCTCATCGATATCGGCTTCGAATACTTCGTCTCCCCGGTCGATTGTAATCTTTGTCTGCTTGGGATCATTCCCCGTGAGGTTCATCTTTACTCGTAGACGAAGTGCGTCGAGGCTTCGTGTGTCACCTTCTTCGAAATACCGTTTTAGGAACGCCCTTCCGTTCCGGATATCTGCAGCTTCTGCGATAGCTTTCAAGCCCCTGTCACCAAGCGCCTGAACACGGTTGATAGTCTTTTCTTGTCTATTTATTTCGTTTGTAATCCTAACAGCAGCCTTTTCCGCAAGCTGCTTCGCCTTAGCATCCTGATCGAGAAGTGTCCGGAACTTGCGTCCCTCACTGATCATACCCTCAAAGTCTACGAGCGTTACAAACTCCGACTCCCCGTTGATCAACTTCACGTTCATCATTGCCTGAACTTCTTTTAGATTATTCATACCACTCGGGAGAAACTCGTAAACATCATCGAGACCTTTTTCTGCCTCGTATCTATCTAGTACGTTACGTGCCCACTTATCGTACACAAACTCTGTGAGAGCGGTAGATAGTGCGCCGAACATAGCTACGCTGTCTTCGTCATTTGCGTCGAAGTAGAGTTCTCCACCCGGACCTTTGTTCGCAAACTCTCCTACCAAGCGACGTATTTCACTTCTCAGCTTCGCCTTGTTTTCTGCGCTAGCCCCTCTGCCTGTAGCGGCTCGAATCTTATTGGCGAGAGGAAGAAGGAACGTGTCCGGATCGGCAGTGCCGTACCCAAATCGGAACAGACGTACAAAGTCCGACTCTTCCGCATCGTCCGCCTGTGCAGGAGTAGGAATCTCAATCGTACCGTCTGCTGTGGTACGCGGCTTCGCTCCGAGTGCGCCGAATTTTTGAGACTTGAGGAACTTTGATCCGGGACCATCCATGCGCTGAAAACGGTCGAACCACTGAATCTTGTACTGATCGGCAGCATCTTGCCACTCGTTATAGTAGTCGCCCGCTTGCTTTTTTACGATGTCTACGACTTTGTTTTCGTACTGACGATACTCGTGTGCAAGTCTGCCATTCTTCATACCGATAGAATAGTCGCGGAAAGCAGCATACACATCCATCACCTCACCCGGCAGCGCTTGGAAGCCGGTAAAGTTGCTCTTTTCCATGTGGTACATGAGCAGCTTCAAGGGCGTCACGTCTTGGATGTACATGGGGTTTGGTGCGCCGTCGATTTCTTTGATGCTTGCGTTGTGCATCATAACATCGAACTCTTCACCTAAAGACTTTGACCACCTGTCCGCCATAGCCTCGAATACTTCGTTTACCCGTTGACCCATAGGGCCGTTGAAAAACATACCCTGTGGGCTGAAGAAGTCTGCGAGAGTGGCTCCTCCATCCGGGTCTTTACGAGCAAACTCGTGCAATTCACGGATCATAGGACCGATGTTAATTGTACGATTTTCTTTCGCAGCCTTTTCGTCGAGGGCGCGGAATCCGACACGGGCAAGGTTCTTAAACCGTGACACGTTGTTCATAATCACAGTTTCGAGATGTCGAGCCGAAGCCGCACTAGCCTTCTCATCTGTGCGATATTCTTTTAGTTTCTGTGCGCGCTTTGCGAGTCCTGTGTTGATACGACTACGCATTTCGTTGCGATACGCAGACTCGTCTAGGTCTGCGCGGAGACGCTTGTTGATACGGAATCCGGCACCGATGAGTTTGTTGAGAACATCGTCTGTGACTTCTTGAAACGTGTCTGCGGTTGCGAGATCGATCAGGTCTTCAACAGAGCGGTTGAGATCGGCGCTACTTTCAGCGAGGTTTGCATCTCCGATATCTACAGCTTCTTGTAGCTTTTCAAGGTAGTCTTCGAGGATACGTGCGTCTTCGGTATCAACTACATTTTCTGCCATGAGACGACGGAAGTTAGCTATTCCGAGACGTGCCTGTTCGAGGCTATTTGCTTGGAGTTCTACCATAGCGGCAGCTTCGAGGGCACCTGCGCTTCCGTTCAAGGCATTCGCGCTGATCTTGCTCGTGGCTAGCATCTGTGCCGACCGCATCCAGCCCACATTCGACAGTGTAGCAAATGTTTCTCGGAACGCAGTTTCGGCTTGAGTACGTGCGTCCGAACCTTCTTCAAATGCGTTTACAATACGAGCTTGCAAGTCTCGGTACGTTTTCATACTGTTGACAATCATCGCCCGAGAGTCGTCATCGAGAACGCTCGACAAACGCTGTAAGTATCGAAGCGACTTTCGCTCTGCGTACGTGAGCTTTTTACCGCCACGTGCGGGATCGTTCTCGATGAGTTTGCGATACTTTATCATATCCTCATCAACAAGGACTCCTGTGAAGAAGTCCGGTCCTAGTGCCGGAGAGGCGAGTATACTTGCAATGTCTTGTAGGGCTATGCCCACGCTACCGGCAGGATTTCCAAAGTAGCTATTAATACCGCCCCCTACGTATCCAACACCCTTGAGAACAGTCGGACCTGCAATCATGTAAGCTAGTGCAGAGATGCCCTGTGCAGCCATACGATCTCCCTGCACAGAGGGAAGGATGTGATGTAGATACTCGCCTCCGATGTACTGTGCGGCAGAGAGGGGTAGAGCTTCTTGAATTGTAGTCTTAATGACGGGCATACCGTCCAACATGATGCGCGACTGAAACCGTTGCGTCATGAGAGAATTCTTGTTCGCTTCGAGTTCTGCGATTTCAAGGTCACTGTCGTACTTGTAAATTTGCCCCTTCTTGAACCCGGCCTTGTCCATGTTATCCGCCAAGACTTTACCATCTAGGGCACGTCGCTCATCTAGCTCGGTCGTTATACGTGTAATCTCGTCGCTGATACGAGTGTATCCTGCCGATGCCTTTTCGAGTTCGAGGGCGTTCGTGATACGAGCCATATTAAACTTCAAAGACTTGTCGTTTTGCTGCAAGATGAGAAGCTGCTGACCTGTAGGCTTACCTTTTAATTTATTCCCAAGAGGTCCGCCCTTAGCAATTACGCCATCAATCTTCTTTCGTACTCGTTCGAGTTCTTTTACATCACCACTGAGTCTAGCTTTTGTTGTCCCTGCAAGCATGAAGGTCGTGTCGAGAAGTGCCACACCGAACTGTTCTAACTCGGTGAGGGTTTCGAGACTTGCGTTGAAGACTCCGGTGGCGATATTTTCGTCGATGAGCCTACGACTTCCGCGTTGTACAGAGCCGTCGGGCTGTAATATTTCTTCGCCTTCCGCTGACAAGACTGCCGGATTCAAGATTCTGTCGAGTCGCTCCGGATCATCGGCTAGACGCAGCGACAGATTTCTCCGCAACTCTTCGTCCATATGTTTTGCGAGGGTACGTACACCTAGCTGATCCGAAAGGACTCTACGCCACGAGTCTTGAATTTTCTGACGTTCAGGCGCATCTTCTCGCCAGATTTTTGCGAGGGTTTTGTAATCTGCACCCTCAAATCCCGCAAATTTAGGGAGTTGACCTACTGCACGTCCGGAATATTCTAAAGCCGCAGTCAGAGCGGCAGGTCCGTAACTTAGCAGTACATCACCGCCAAAGAACAAAGTTCCGCGAATGACGTTTTCATTCACAGCTTCTTGAGCAGCATCCATATAGCTGCCCGTTGATATCATTTGCGTTAGAGTTTCTTCAACGAGGTCTCGATCTTCTGGAGCAAGTCCGGGTACATTGTCAAACTTGCCCGCAACAGCGCCGTACACTTTGCGCTGTGCTTCGTATATAACTTTTTGTTTACTGTAGAGAGCAGGGTCTTCTTCTTCTGTAACAGTAGGCTCAAAAGTAGTACCGCCGAAAGGGGTTTTCGGGCCACCTGCACGGGACATATTAAAAACATCTAGGTAGCCCTCTAGCTGCCGAGTCACATAAGAACGTGTGCCGGGGTCTTCTTGTTCGTTTTGCACGATGCCGAACATATTGGTGAGTTGAGTTGCATCTACGTTTGCAACACCCGGCACCTGACCGTTGATGACCATCTGCTGAAACGTAGCCATGTCAACATCGCTGCGTTGCGCTTCAAGGCTTTCTTCCATAGACGAACGCATAGTACGATTATCGAAGAGACCAACACGTTCTTCAGACCTAGCGATTCCGATAGGGCTGTCCGTATCGAGGATACCAGACGTACCTACCGCAGAACCGGCCATAGCTGGTAGGTCTACGGCTGCACGACCTACGTCTGCTGCCGTATTCAGAGCCTGTTTAGCTAGCGTAGGCGCTTGCTGTTGTTCAGGATTTTCGTTGTCGTTGATCTGTTGTGCAGGTTCAGCCATGCTTACACCATTACGGGGTTGTTTTGTTGTGCTGTTGCCGGGACGCTTGTCTGTTCTGGTGACGAAGCCGGAGCCGGAAGGTATCTTTGAGGAATACCCGGAGCAGAAAGGATGATTGATCTCAAGGTTTCATCGGTTACTGTATTCATACCCGGCATTTCATATATAACACCGTTTGCACCTAGTAAGTAGTCAACACCATTGTGGCTCACAGTGCCTGCGTTATTATTTTCTCGATACGTCGGTGCAGCCGTAACCTGTTCGTCCATCGAGATAACAGCATCAGATGCCGTTTGATATCCGGCTTTACGAGCGAGTTGCGTCAGGGATTGATGGCCCTGAATCTGTTGTTTTTCGTACGCCGTAACCCGACCTGATGTTTCTTTGTACTTCATCATGTGACCGTAACGATTCTTCTGTCGTTGGAAATCGTCAATAGCGTACTTAATACGTGCCTTCATCATCTCCGGAGTATCGAAGTCTTCACCGAGACGGGCAAGCTGCTGGATAATATCTTGGTTCGACAAGCGGCCCGACGGATCGGCGGCACGTGCCATCTGGAATGCAAGTGAGATACGAAGGGACTCGAATCGGGCGTACATTATACCCATCTCTTCGGCAGTCATTCGTACCTTTTTACCGTTCACCTCTTTGAACAGGCGTTTATTCTCTGCGACTGCGAGTCCTTCTTTGCGACGGCGTTCGATACCGGCGTTCAGGCCGTTGATATACTCCCGGGTCATATACTCGTTATCTTGACCTGTCGTACTGAGTCCGGTTGCCGCATCAAAGCCGAGTTCTTGAGCGCGACTGTTACTCACAATATTCGTATCTGGAGCGACAGCACTGATAGCATTTGTCGTGATTGGGCTGCTGTCTTCGTCAGAATCGAAGAAGAAACCTAAGATATTTTTTGCAGACGCAAACGCTTTTGCGTACTTGCTGACAATAGGTGCCGTTGTGAACTCCTGATCGGCCATGTTGTACAGGGCCATGAGTCCTGTTTCGCTACTCAACACACCTTCGAGAGCGAAGTCGGCATTCTCAAGTTTTACAAAGTCCTCTTCAGTGGCGGTAGCAGAGATGAGAACACGAGCCGCGTGTAGTTTGGCGGTCTCAACAGGCTTTGCTTTGGAGCCGCCAGTACCGGTAACACCACCTTTTTTAGGACGATTCTTGTTGATAAATGTTTGTGGCTTCTGGTACGCACCCAAGATAAATGCCATCTCTACGAGGTCTCCTCCCGTAACATCGATGAGATGAGTCATCATTTGACTCGCCTTACCGCCGTCGAGATTAGCTAGTGTAGTAGACTCCATAGGCTGATAAATCTTGAAGGTCGAACCGAAAGAGATTGTGGCGTCGTAGAGTTGTTCCTTTTCTTCTTTTCCGTAGCCGAGAAGTCCGACGTACGAATTCCACACAGTCGCCATATTCTTTTCTGTCGCACCGAAATTACTTGCAATGAACGATTGAGCAGCAGCCTCTTGTTCATTCGCGGGTTCTGTGATCGACATGGAGATTAGTCCATCATCAGCTTCAGGGTCATCAGATACGGCAACAGATGAGATGGGGGCAGTGTTAGACCCATCATCGCCACCAACATCTTGATTAGCAAGCTCTATAAACAGTTCGCCGATCAGAGGCTGTCTGTCGGTGAGTTTCGGGTAGAGCTTTGTGTAGATGTTGTCAAAGTATTGTGTTTGTGCAAGGAAGTTGCCCAGAACATTTAGACCCGGAAGTTCGACATTTGCCTCACCGGTTTTTGTGTAGAGTATGGTCTGAAGAGCAGAGGCATTAGACCTCATAATATTCTCAAACTCTTGATGAACATCTTTGCCTGCATTCTTAAATCTGTCGTAATCCTTCTGAATCTCAGTTACAAGGCTGCTAATATTCGACATGTGATCGGATATCGTTGAACCACTACGTACGTCTCGGGCAAATTCGTACTTATCGTTATCACCCTCGATACGACTTTTCATCTTAATGTCATCGTCGTCGTCAGGCTTTGCCGTAGTCTGAAGAGATGACATCAAGGATGTTACGGCATCATCTTCGATAATATCGCCTTCGTACGTACCGTAGATGTCGATACCGCCCCTTTTGCTCATAGCCGCACGACCTTTGGCGATGTACTCCTGTATTGTAGCGACATTCTTGTTGTTGAAGTCGTCCGTAAGACCGGAGGTAAAAACTGCCTGTTCGAGAGCGTCGAGCTTAGCCTTTTCAGCCTGACGCTCCTCGATACGCATACCAATGTTCTGCGTAAAACCCTTCACAAGTCCCGCCGCAAGTGCGTAGCCGATACCCATCGCTTACGATTCCCTTTCCATAGTCATAAAGTTTTCTTCAACCGGAGGTTGGGGTTCTTGTCCCCTGCGAATGCCCTCGTTGATTGTTTCACTGACGTACGCGAACATAGCCGGGTTGTTTTCCCGCATCATCGCGAAGAATGTTTCGTCATCCATCTCGTCTTCGGTTAGGGCGTCGTCATTTTCGAAGAGGCGATAGGGTACACCTTCATCCTCTGCGACGGACGCGATGTACATAGCCAGCGGCCCCTTGATCAGCAAGCCCACGTCCGGAGAGAAGCCGCCCTCTTGGAACGCTTGAAAAACATACCCCTCGACGAGTGCCTCGACAGACGCACCCACCATGAGGAGCTTCATCATTTCTTCGCGTACGTGCGGAACCTCTAACGAATCGACGGCCTCACGGAGTATGACCTCCGGATCAGCAGCTTCTTGTGGCTTTCCCCACGGCCAACGCTCGTTGTCCAGTGTCAAGCCGAAACCGGGAGGGGCCATAGCAAACTGATCTTTTGCTTCGATTGTTCCGCGTTCTGGTACGATTTCTTCAGCCATGTTATACTACCTTGATATCTCCGGGTTGCTTTGTGGCAAGGGTCTTACGTCCCTGCGGCGTGGTTGCACGGACTACATACTTCGCAGAGAAGTCTCGCATCTGCTGGTTCGAGCTTTCGGTGAACATCTTAGTTATTGCGGAAGTGAGACGAGGGTCAGACTGTACGATTCTTTGAATGGGGTCCATCTTGGGAGTGGTGGTAGCTTGCCGCGAACCCGCAGCGAGTTCTCCTGCTGTACGGGGACGTGCCATCTCTGGAGTTGAGAATGGCTGTACATTTTTCATGCCTGTACCTTCTACTGCTCCTGATGCAAGAAGAAAAGTTTCTGCACCCTTTGATAAATCCAAACCGCCCTTAGCAGTGCTTTTCTGTCCGCCGCCGCCAAATAAAGACGCGACTCCTGCTAATGCAATTAGTCCGGTTTTAAGGTCCATAATTAAGTTTTCCTATTCGCGTACCACAAGGCCAGCCAGTTGCCGATACCGGCAGCAAGCTGATCTTTTTGTTGTTGATTATACAGAGCTTTAGAGTTAGCAAACTCCATAGCCATTATACCTATCTCGTGCTGTCTTTGCAAGTACGATTCTGTTTTCTGAAAGTTCCACGCCGCGTTGTCGCGGTACTTCTGCCACAAGTTGTTCAAGGCATTCTGGCTAGCATTGAAAACGAACTGAGCATTGAGACGGTTTGTTTCGTTTTGGATAGCAGTGTCAGCAGTATTGACCTGTCTGCGCCACTGTACGTTTGACTGATCTACTGCGTATTGCATGTTCGCGTTGAACTTCTCGCGGTTGTCACGCATCGCAGCATTGAATTGCGACTGTGCGTTTAACTCACCAGCGTTGAACTGTTCGACAGCGGCAAGCCTGTTTGCATTTGCCGTCTCGACTTGCGAGGTGAGTTCCGCAAAGAATTCTTCCACTTGTAGCTCGTTCTTGGCGTTGAACTGACGGCGAGCGTTTTCTTCTGCCGCATCCTTAAAGATAGCTTGCGTGAGGGCGTTGTACGAAAGGGTCGCCGCCTGTTGCCGTGCGTTGAGGTTCTTGGTTTCGGTAGCGAGGAGAAGCTGCGCGTTTACCACCGCACCCTGTAGGCGGGCGGAGAGATTAGCCTTGTCCATCGCCGCAACAACCGCCGCGTTCTGAAGGGCGGTCTTCTGACGATTGTCCAAGTTCTTTAGCTGGATGTTTGCGTAAGTCTTTGCATCTGCCGCCGCGATGGGTATGCCCGACTCCATGACCGCTTGCGTTATAGCGGCCCCTGCCATAGATGATGCACCTAAACCCCGAGCTTGCATAACACCCGCAATTTTTCGTGCGTTTGGCGCGGCCCACGGGGGAAGGGGTTTACCCTCTTCGATACTGCCTAGTAGCTCTCCTAATTGATATTGAACAGTGGCACGCTCGTCGAGTTCTTCGGTAGCAGCTTGCGCTTGAGAACCCGCAGAAACCGTACCCTGAATTTGTGACATATCGATCTGAGGTGCAGCCCCGATTTGTGCAGCTTCCATCTGCGTAATATCGGGCGCAATCTGCTGCGTGCTGTCATACGTACCGAGACCCGGCGTGGGTGCAGCGGGTAATCCTACATCGAGACCCGTAGTCGGAGCAGTGGCTACTGACGCAGTTACGTCACCTTCAAGCTGTGGTGCCGTTTGCATCTCCCCCGATTTAACCACCGGACGTACCGGAACAATCTGTGGAACCCCGTCCATCTGTCCGGATGCTTGTGCATTGATCTGATCTAGCATCGTTTGATCGTCAGATATTTTGTTAGGTTCTGCCATGATTATCTAAATCCCATAAATACGGAGACGACCATAGCCACGACTAAAATCGTACTCCCCATGATCATCGCTTCTAAGCGCCACATACGTTTGTCTAAGCTGTCCAGCTTCCCGTGAACCAGTTCTCGAAACATGGCGCACTCCTTCTCGTGCGCTTCGAGTTGCATCTGGGTTTTAAGTGCAGGTTCCATCGTTTGCTCTAGTTGCATCTTAACTGACATTTAGGCTACGCCCAATCTCGCGAAGATTTGTGCCGTCGCTCATAAACACAAGGATGTCTCTTGCGCTTGCTGTGGTTGTTAGGGTAGGCGCACTGCCGCCTGCAAATTTGTATGCAGAGTTAAATGTTGCAGTACGTGATCCGGTGCCGTCTTGTATGATTGTCAAGACGCAAACTAGACCAGCGGCGTGGTTACTAGGCGCGTTAAATGTTCTGTTACCCCCCAGTGTGACTTTAGAAACCTGTTGTGTTTGCAAGTTCAAATCTATAGTAGAACCGTCAGTCAAAGTCTGTTCATCGAAGTTCTGTGACGCTGTGAACTCTTGTGGGTTGCTGTCAAGGATTACGTTGCCTGTTGCGTTGGGCAGAGTGATAGTTTTGTCACTGCCTGTGGGGTCTGTTACAGCAAGAGTGGTTTCAAACTCATTGTCCGTAGCGCCTTCAAATATGATGCTGGCACCAAACGTGCTAGTGGTTCCTACTGCGGCTACTTCTGTATCAACGTACGCTTTAATAGACTGTTGAGTTGCAAGTGCTGTTGCACTGTCAGAGGACATGTTGTCTTCGTCGAGAATGTCCGTAACAGTCGTGGTTGGCATCGCAATGCTGTCAACGTACGCAACACCATCGATATATAGGTCTTTCCACTCGGAGCCGGATGCGCCCAAGTCGTGTGTATTGTCTGCAGAGGGAATAATGTTAGAGGCAACGTCGGCGGTAAGAGTCACGGTATCTGTTGCAGCGTCACCGAGAACAGTGTTTCCAGTTGCAGTAAGATCAGTGAACGTACCGGCTGCGGCGGAATTTGCTCCGATTGTCGTCCCATCTATTGCGCCGCTGTCGATATCAACTTTGCTGATGTCAACCTCGCCCGAGCCATCTGGTGTCAGGGCAATGTTTCCGTCGCTGTTCGTGCTTGTGATAGCGTTGCCATTGATGTTGATTTGGTCAACATCCAGATCACCTACCACGTTGGCAGCGCCCGTGATAGTCAGGGTGGCGGTGTCGATGGTCACGGCTGTCGATGCGTCGATGTCAACAGTCGGTGCGACTAGTTCTAGCTCCGTGTCCGCATCGATGTCAAGTTGACCGTCCGTTGTTGATCCGATAGTCAGCCCAGAGTCGCGGAACTGCAACTCCATAGCTGCGTTGAGGAGCAAGCCGGTGTCAGCAACGTGCGTCAGGTTTACGTCGTCATCCGCACCAAAGTTCAAGACGGCAGCATCAGAGCGAAAGAACACATCGTCCGGAGCTATCACATCATCGTCTTGCAGGGTAAGGGCGGTGGTCAGGGCTTCTGCGTTGCCCGTCTGGAAGACGAGCTTTACATCGTCTCCACCAGTGTCATCAAGGCTGTCCACTACGACGGCGTCAATCTTTGCGACATCTACGCCCGACTGCTGCGTATCTAAGGTTTCAAAAACAATAGAACCAACACTATCTGCCGCAAGAATGTCGGTGGACGTGTTGGTCAGGGTGATGACAGGGGCATCGTTTTTACGAACATTTAGGTTGACAAGATATGCGTTGTTCCACAAATAGGTAGTAGAGCCGAGATCAAAGGACGCGTTTGTTAGCGGCTGCAAGTGTGAACCTACGCCGTCTGCAGAACCGTCAGAAGCCGCTACAATAAGGCGATCAATGTAGGCAATGCCATCGAGATATAGGTCTTTAAACTCGGCAGAAGACGTACCAAGATCGATTGTATTGTCGCTACTAGGTGTTAGGGCTGTCGTTGTCTGTGTTAATTGTTGAGATGGTCCAAGTTTACTGATGGGTCCACCATCTCCTGCTGTGGAGCCGTCGTGCGTATGCCCAGACGACACGTTGAATGCTGCTTCGAGGGCGTTAAATTCACCGTCGAGAGGCGCAGCATTGATTACGTTGCCGTCCGCAATCTGATTCGTATCATCGGCGCGAGTGTAGCCTGCCATCGTTAGTTACCTTCTTCCGTACTGTCCGTACTCTATCACTGCAGCGTCGAGAGAGAACGGTGGGCCTGTGCCACTCGACTCGAACTGCAGAGACACAGTGAATCCGGAACCTTGTGTTTGTGTGTCAAATATAGACTGGAGAGATTCTCCGCTGTAAAAAGATGTTCCATATATCGCTGCAGGATCACCGTAAGTAGAAATACCTGCAGCACTAGATGTATTGTCTAAAGTAATTGTTGCTGGTTCGATAATTCCCGTTTCACTAAGATCATACTTCAGGTTGAAGTCGAGGTTGACTGTACCCTGCGGATCGGTGTAAATCGTAGCACGATACACGCTCTTACGTGTTCGGGGGTCTGTAATAGGAAAGTAAGGAGTTGAGAAACTAGCTGTGATGTCCGTCCCATCAAAACTGTTGCCCGACTCCATCTGGTATACGTAGCCGTCATCATTTGCAAAAATTACAGTTTCTGTTTTGCCTGTATATGTCGAATCTGCAACGTATGCTTTTATTCCTGTCGTCTCGGCCCAGTTTAATTCTGTGCCCTGTGCGCCTTGTATCTGGGTGCCTATGATACCTTTCGATGCTGCCGCTGTCGTCGTCGATGCAAATCCAAAGATACGATACTGGGACTTTTCTCTAATTGTTATAGATGAAAAAGAGGTGTTACCAGTTGTCAAAGCAACGATTTCTTTTTGTACTGGTTTAGTTACTGACGCTAGATTAAAATCTTCGTTGCGCTCTGTTCCTGCAACTGTACGCAAACCGTCCGGACCTAAGAAGATAACATCGCCTGATATTTCTTGTGCCGTGTCGTTTACAACGCAACCCATGTTGTCCGTAATCGGCTGCATCTGAAAGTCTGCAACACTGTTGCCGACAATGCGCGATATGCGATCTTCGGAGAAGACGATAAGTTGTTCACGAAAAACTATTAAATCAGTTACGGTGCTGCCTACGTTGATTATACCACCGCCGGAAGCTGCTGTAAAGTCATCATCTTCAAATGGCGCAGAAAAGATGAGGTTCTCACCCTTTGCAGCAAAGATGTGTTCCTTGAATTCTACTGCGTGGCTGGCACCCTGTAAGTCTGTCGGTCCGGAAAGTTGTGATAAATCAGAGGCAGTTATACCCGCAAGTATTAGGGGGTAGCCTATGCCATCAACAATAAAGAGCTTGTCGTTACCGTCAAAGTTGTACTTACAGAAACGTACGCGAGAAGAGTTTGCTCCGACAGTCAGAGATGTTGACAGGTCTACCCACGCTCCCGACCCAGATGCCCCTGCAAAAAGTTTTGGGTTACCGCCCGACTGATCTCGTGCTGCTATGACTCTGTCTCGAAAAAATGTTAGTCCTAATATGTTGTTTTGTCCGGTAACAACATTCGAATTAAACTTACTAAAACCCTCGATACGTCGATAGCCACCCTCTGTGGACGGTTCGAAGTTGATGAGGTTACGTGCAGAACCCGGAGCGGCACTGCCGTGCTGCAAGGGACTGAGGTTACTGATGAGACCCCCACGAAATTCGATGGGGTACGTCTGCCAACGATCAGGCATG